GCGCCGTTGGCGGGGCCAAAAGCGAGCAGCAGTGGCGCGATGAGTTCAAAGCGGCCGGGCTGCCCGTCGAAGAGCCACCCATTTCCGATGTAGAGGTCGGCATTGACCGGGTGTACGGTTGTTTTGCCCGCGACGAGCTGATCATCTTCGACGACCTGGCGGGCCTGCTTGATGAGCTGAGCAGCTACAGTCGGGAATTGACCGAAGAGGGCGAGCCAACGGAAAAGATTGAGGACAAAAACGAGTACCATCTTCTCGACGCCCTCCGGTATATAATCAGTCATCTACGCAAATCGCGGCCAGGTGCGGCCGTCATTGCTAGCGGCAAAACAAAGGGCTGGCAGCCCAAACTAGGGTAAAGTGAGGTAGGAATCATGGGACTATTCGACACATTCCGCAGCGGGGCCTGGCTTCAGCCGCGCCCGCCGCTAACCGAAACCAACGCGGGCCGCGAGCGCGGCGAAAGCAAAACGGCCGTATCATCCACCCCAGCCATGCGCGCGATGGCAGGCGGCCGTGTCTCAGTGGACCGGCTGTATGAAGGGTACAGCACCGTAACCACCGTCGAGGCCCCGCCCGACGCCGGCAGCNNNNGGATAGCTTGTCACCGGCGCGGCTGTTGGAGCTGCTGGCCGACCTGAGCCCAGAAATCAGCGCCGGGCTGTGGAACTGGTTACGGCTGTGCAACCCGGGCTGGAAAGTGACGGCCCACCGCCCCGGACGTGATGAGCCAGACGAACGGGCTACGGCCGTACTCAAGGCGTTCCTCACTGCCCTACCCGGCCCCTACGATGAACCGCTGCGCGTGCCGCTGGACACGATCATCAATCAATTGTTTATGGGCGCATTCCAGCGCGGGGCGTTTATGAGTGAGCTGGTACTGGACGAAAGCGGCCGTATCCCCCTTAACATTGCCACGCCCGATCCCTACTCTGCCCGCTTCAAGAAAATGAAACATCCCCAGCTGGGCACGGTGTGGCAGCTGGGGCAATACCAGGGGCAGCAGTGGACGGCGCTCGACCGGCCGACCGTGCGCTATGTGCCCATCGATCCCGCGCCCGGGCGGCCGTACGGCCGGGCTATCGTTGCCCCGGCGCTGCACACGACACTGTTTCTCATCGGCATTTTGCACGACTTAAGGCGGGTGGTGGCCCAGCAGGGCTGGCCGCGAATTGATCTGATGGTCGATTTTGAGGCGCTGGCCCAGATGGCACCCGAAGATGCCCAGGCGGGCACTGAGGAGTTTGAAAAGTGGGTAACGGCCGTTATCAACGAAATCGAAACCGTGTACGCCAGCCTGGAGCCGGACGACGCTTACGTCCACGCCAGCACCATCAAGGTTAACGCGGCCGTGGGCACGCTGGGGGCGCAGTCATTGGGCATGATTGACACCCTCATCACCAAGCTGGAGCGCATGGCCGCCCGGGCTATGAAACAAATGCCGCTGCTGTTGGGTATTGACGAAAGCACTACTGACGCCAACGCCAATCGCCAGTGGGAGATTCAGGCGGCCGGTATCAAAAGCATCCAACACCTGTGTGAGACGATGCTGGAACATCTGCTGGGCCTGGCGCTGCAAGCGCAGGGGATTCAGGCGACGGTGACTTTCCGCTTTGCCGAACTGCGCGCGGCCGAAATGCTGCGCGATGCGATGACGGAACAGATCCAAATCCAGAACGCCCGCAGCAAATACAACGCGGGCTGGATCAGCCAGGACGCGGCGGCCCAGGAAATCACCGGCCACGACGCCGACGTACCCCTGCCGCGCATTCTGGAAATTGGCGGCGGCTCAGCCGATGTGGTGCTTGACCCGGCGCTGGGTGGCGAGACGGACGCGCCAGACGAAAGCGACGGCCGTCTGGCGCTCCTGGAAGAAATTCGGGCGGCGCGGCGGGTGGTGGAAACGGCCGCTTTGGGCGGTCACGATCTATCACTGGACGCGGCAATCAATGCCATTCGCGCCGCTGGCAAGGGCGAGCTTTCTGAAGCCTTTGCCGGTATTCTAAGACAACCGCCCTGGAATGAATACCCAGACGGTTCTGCCGAAATTGGCGGCGTTAAGGTGTGGCCAAACGGCCGTACAAGTCAAGGTGAGAAATAATGGGCATACTACCACCCGCTCCACCGCCTGGACCCCGACCGGAGCCGGACATCGCAATTATCCGCGAAGGCGGCGATGGTTGGTCCTGGATTGCGTTTGCTATCATCTTGTTGCTGTTTGTTGGCCTGCTTACCGTTGGCGGTGCATGGCTGGCCACAGCCAGCGGGGGCGGTTGCTGATGACTAACCAAAACGGCCGTACAGGTCAAGGTGAGAAATGAGCTGGATTCCGCTTATGGAAAAGTTTCCCGATTGCCGCGTTTGCAATGGGCACAAGGTAAGGGTTTTGCGCCGATATACCAGCGCCGATACCTGGAGCGAGCGAACGGTCATGAGTTATGAGTGGAAACTTGACGACGAGATGATTGTTCGCGTTTACTGCTCCGAATGTGGAGTTGTTTACCATGAGGATAGCGTTTCCCAATGACCAACCAAAACGGCCGTCGCACGGGCGGCCGCATCAACCCCCGCAAGCTGTTGAACATGCACCACGGGCACGACGGTGACGAGCTGTTTGTGCCCATCGGCCGTGGCACCATCCTGCCGCCGCTGCACTTCCCAACCGTCACGGCCGAAGGGATCAGCGCCCGCGCCGCACAAATTAGCCTAGAGCAGCTGCACGACGCCCTCACGGCCGCCCTGCCCCTGGCCGGGTCGCGTCGTTTGGGCGACGGTGGCCAGACGGCGCAGGAGCTGCGCGTCGAGGCCAGCTTTGCCAGCGCCCTGCGCGTGCCGGTTTTGGACACGTACCGCTGGCCGCTGCGCAATGGGCTAACGGCCGTTCCCGAGCTGGACCGCGACGCTCTGGCGGAATGGATTCGCGGTGAGTTCACCACCCCAGCCGGGCGAGCCAGCGTGGGCAACCTGGCCGACGTGCTGGGCCGCTACTTCGTGCGCTCGTTTGAGGTGGGCGGCGAGCTGGCCCTTGATTTGCTGGGCAGCCAACGGCCGTTTCAGCTGCGTGACGCGGAGCTGCGGGAACTCATCGACGACGTGGCCACCAGCTACACCGACCCTTACGCCGACATCTCGCTGACCAACACCACGGCCAACGAGCTGGCGCGGCAGATTGCAGGCGGCCGCGAAGCGGGCCTGACGGTTGGGGCCATTGAAGGCGCATTGACCGCGTATGGCACCGGCCGCACTTTGGTCCGCTCTTCCAACATTGCCACCACTGAAGTGGTGAGCTGGTCGCGCAAGGGGCTGGGCACGACATACGGCCGTAACGACGTCGAGTATATGATTTACAAAACATCACGCTCGCGGCGCGGCCCCTGCCCCATCTGCGAGCCGTATGAAGGGCAGCGATTGCGAGCCAGTAATGGCCTGGTGTGGTTTGATTTACTGCCGCAGCACACGGGCTGCGTCTGCTACTACCTGCCAGATACGGCCGGGTGGGAGCTGCCAGAGGAGGTTTGGACCGGTGGATAATTCGATTGTAGCTATGCTGCTTTTAATGTTTTGCGTGATAGGGTTCACCGGGGGCTACATGATTGGGCATCACCGGGGCTGGACTAAAGCGCACTCCAAAGCCTTTCGTCAATCTATGGCGGCCACGATGGCGGCACTAAACGGCCGTCAATACCTCAAAGAGCACGGCCGAAACGATGACTGAACTCTCCCTACGCGAGGCCGCCACGGCCGTTTCCGCCCAAATCGAGCAGTTTTACGACGTGCGCGTGACGTTTGTCTGGAACAACACCGACGCCAATAAGCTCGGCTTTTGCCTGCCAGGGCCACACACCGTCGGCTTTGTTTGCCGCACCTATTTCAGCGACGGCGGCGAGTTTTTGACCGTCATCCCGCTGGCCAAAGCGACTATCAAAGACCCGGCCAACATGGGCGCGGCAATGGACGCTTTCGGCCGGGCATGGATCGCGGCGTTGGAAAATGAGCAAGAGCGGCTACGGCCGCAGCAGATGGAGCCAGAACCTATGCCTGACAAAACCACCGCCGTGCTGGAATGCCCCAACTGCGGCCACCAGGTTTTGCGCGGTGTGGCCATTATGCAGAACTTGACGCAGTGCCCCAACTGCCACGCGCCGCTGAAGCCGCCCAGCGCCAACCGTGAGCAAAAGCCCGACAGCGGTCGCAGCCAGCCGCCGCGCCGGAATGAGGAGAAACGGCCGTTATGAGCCAGATACCGCCACGACGCGTAATGGGTTACACACCACCGCC